ACGGTACAAGTGGTAAGCAAATCTGGATTCCGTTCTCTGGTGTTGCAGCTAAAATTTATGCTAATAATGATTCAAACTTTGCACCATGGTATGCACCAGCTGGTTTCAATCGCGGCGTTGTCACAGGTGTAAGTGATATTGCGGTTAGCCCGACACAACGTCAAAGAGATCAATTATATAGGATTGCTATTAATCCTGTTACACAATTCCCGGCTGAAGGTATTATTGTATTTGGTCAAAAGACATTACAACGGAAACCCACGGCATTTGATAGAGTTAATGTTCGTAGACTGTTTCTTGATTTAGAGAAAAGAACACGGCAGACCTTGAAATTCTTTGTCTTTGAACCTAATACGTTCCTAACAAGGACTAAAGTTGTTAATACATTAACACCGATTTTTGAGAACTGCAAACAAACAGAAGGTGTTTATGATTACCTTATTGTTTGCGACGACAGGAATAACCCAGCCTCTGTTATCGATGAAAACGAGTTGAGAGTAGATATCTATTTGAAGCCAGTTCGTGCGGCAGAGTTTATATTGGTTAACTTTTACGCTGTTAATACAGACGTTAATTTTGAGGAGATAGTTGGGCAATAAATTAAAGTAAAAACTAAATAATTATAACATCATGGCAGATATTAAACAAACGATTCAAGATTTTTATAAAGTAGCACAAACGAGAGACTTTGCGCGCGACTTTCAATTTCGCGTATTAGATGTTGCTAATAAAGGTACCCCCGTGTTCACAGAAGACGATTTAGTGTATGCCACGGCAGCTACATTACCAGGTAAAACAATTGCAACAAAAGATGTTCCTTATAATGGATTTAATTTCCGGATTCCGGGAACAGTATCATATAATGCAAGTGATGCTTTTACTATTGACTTTTATTGCGATGCAACAACTCAAGCTCGTATTGCAATGGAAAATTGGATAACTGAAACTTATAATGATGAAACAACCTCTGGTGACGGAGTACTTCATAATAATAGTACAGTTACTTTAGTTCAATTAGATACGCAATTTGAACCATTACGTACATATAAGCTACACGGTGTGTTCCCTACAGACTGTGGTGATATAGGTTATTCTATGACGGGTGACGGAGAAGTCGCAACTGTTACTGTAACTGTAGCGTATCAATTCTTCAGGAGAGATAATGAACTTAACACTGCAGTTAATGCTATTGGTAAATTAGCTGGTGCAGTATTAGGTTAATAGCCTTAAATATTTGTATGGACGTTAAATTACCTCCATCAGATGCAAAAAATCTAAGAGAAACTTTTTTTGAACTATTACAGGATTTTTCTACATTTCCTGCTGCACAAAATTTCTTCTTAGTGTCCATTGATAACCTCCCTGCATCTATAAATGATGAAAAAATTAAAGAATTAGGTATGCGTCCGTTTAATACTAAACCAGGTATTGATACAAATATAAAAGTTCATGAAAAGTTTTTTGGTAAAGGAGGAGGATATATGTTCTTAGCTACAGGTGTTGATACAACCACTGAACATAATAATGTAACCAATAGAGGAAAAACTATTAATGGTATTTTACCTACAGGTCCTTTTATGGAGAGTCATGAGTATCCTGATAATGATTTAGATATTCAATTTTACGAAACTAATATTAGTGTTATTGATGGTATATTTAGACCATGGACTCAATTATATGCAGTATACGGAAATATAGATAAGCCTGTTCTTACAACAAATATAGATATATTTTTCTTATCAAAACAAACGGTTACATCTCGTAAAACAAGTTTTATGTCTACGTTATTTGGATCACCGGGTTCTGGCAGTCCAGTTGTACGTAAGATTTATAAGTATAAAGATTGTATACCTTATCAAATAAATGATGCAGGTGTAAATGAATATACTGGTGAAATGGATACTGGTTCTATTGCTGTTAAATGGAGATTCTCGCGCTATGAGGTACTCACTCCACATGCCGTGGAACCTCCTCCACCGCCAGCGCCTCCTCCAGACCCTGGAAAATATAATCTGGCTGAAGATAGAACAAAAGGAAATTGGGATGATGATATATGGACTGCTGAAGTTCCGCCAAGTCCGAGTGCGAAAAAACCGGATGCTAAGAGTAAAGCAGAAGGTAAGTTCATAGGACCTGGTGATGTAATGACTCCGGAACAAAAGTCAAAAATAGGTTTTCAAACTGGTCATTTAGTTAAAAGAACTGGTAAGTCTGAAGGAGCATTTATGGGACCAGGTGACGATCCTAGTTTCTTTGAATCTGACAAATTTAATCCATCGAAACCAACTTCACCGGCAGCTACACCACCTTTGTCAAAAGGTAATTATGCAGTGCCAGGACCATCCATCCACGAGCAACAAGCAACGCGAGTACGTGTACAAGCTAAACGCCACCAAGCAAAAATGGATCTTGAGCATGGAAAAAAAGTCCGACAGACGGAGGAACAAAGAGGGCCACTCGCTCCAGGTCCAGTCCCAGGTCCATAATACATGATAAGTTATAATGACTTAATTGAAGCCTCAAAACTTCATAGTGAAAAAAAATATAAAGAATTAATTGAATTTTTTGTTAAGAAAATCCCTAGTAAAAATATTATTGAATTTGTAACAAAATTAAAAGCTGAAAAATTTATAGATGACAAATCCGCGATAAAACTCAATACTAATAAAGGAGAATTACTAATTTATAAAGAAAATTTTCTTAAGGACTTACCTACCTACTCTGAAAATAATTACATTATAGATGACTATTTTATAACTATCGGATACCCGTCAGTTGAATTCTTTTCAGATGCTTCATTTATTAAGAAAATTGAAAGAAACGGTACTGTTGCCTTTATAACTAAAGATAATCATGAAGATGTCCCATTACCATTACTCAAAAAATGCGCTCCATATATAAATGAATATAAAGAAAAATTAAATAATTCATATGTTTACTATATAAATGACAAATATAATAGTAGATTTATCTATTCCGTTAACGTAATTAATTATACAATATACTTGTGTATGATATACGCATATGAAAATCTATTAGATGAACAATTATTTCTTATGCGGCGCTGTAACTTTACATATCAAGATTTTAATAATATATCATATGAACAATTTAGAAAATATATTACACTTCTAATTAAATCCCTTAAAAATGAGCAACCTTCTCGATAAATTTAAAACTCTCTGTACTAAAAATATAAAGCTTCCTGATAGTGGTGAAATTACTGCTACACAATTAAATGTACAATTTCAAAATAAATTATATGATATAATTAGAAATATACAAAGTGAATTTGCAGTTACTATATATTATATACAATATTTAAATAATTATATTCTCGATGTTTCTAAATTAAATACGATTACATATAGAGATAAATTATATTTAATTCAACACTGGAAAAATGAATTAGATGATGAAAAGATAGAAGTAGAGTTTAATGACAGTTTTTCAAACGATCAGTTAGTAACTAAACTACAAGACGTTGATTTAACGTTTAAGTTTAAGCTCCCTATAATAACAGACGAAAATACTCTTCTTCAATATATTACTAATAGAAAGGTTGTTGAATCTGATGTTATGTTTTTCGATATATTTAGATTTATAGAAACAATAACATTAGATACTGAAGAATACAATATCAAAGAACTGGAATTAGACGAAGTCTACGATTTATTCTTATTATTTGATATTAAAATTTTAAATTCCTTAACAAAACAAATAAATTCCAATTTAGGAGATATAAACAAACTTAGAGTCTTCGAAGCAGATTTTTCTTTTTTCATAGATTTGTAATTAAATAATTACATATGTCAGCGGCTGGCGATCGATTATTAGCAGATATACAATCTAGAACTATTGGCTTAGAGCGCAATCAGTCTAAGTTAACATCAGCAATAAATTCTCTTAATAAAACAATAAGAAACCAAGCGGGTGGTGGCAGAAGATTATCTGGGTCAACTCGAGATGACGATCGCCCAATACCACCAAGTATTAGTGCAAGTGCGGCAGCTCGATCAGCTAAAAAAGAAATGGGCAATCTCTTAAGATCACTCACTAAAAAAAGAGCTTTAGGCATTGGCGCTGGTTTAGGTTTATTAGCTATGTTTGGAGATTTATTTGACCCTAACAAAATAATAAAAGATATAGGGAAAGATATAGGTGAACGAACAAAGAAATGGAAGACGCAAATACAAGAAAAACTAGGTGATTATGTAAATGCTTCATTAGATGTAATTATGGGTCGTGACACTGATCCATCCTCCACATGGCATGATGAAAGAGAACAGATAGATAGACTGGTTGATGCGCAACAAGAACTCGTGAATCGAGTTATCGTTGATCCAGTTATTGAAATGGCCGAAAATATCGGGGAGACGGTCATAGAAGAGATCAATGATCCTGAAAATCAGGCAAAAGCTAAGGAAGAGGTTAGGAAGGTGCTTTGGAACTTGAGACGAGATAACCTTGTTCCCTGGATAAAAGAACAACTAGAGACAGCCAAAGAGACACTAGAACAATTTAAACAAACAGAAAGTCTCGACCCGCCACCGGCAACGCCGCAACCGGCTACACCAACACCCAGGACGACCCCGGTACCGCCGCCGCCGGCTACACCAACACCCAGGAATGAGACACCCGGGATAACGCGCAATGAACAAGGTGAGCGAATTGTAACTCCGCAATCTCCCGCCGATCGGACATTAAACGCAAACCAACTCGATAGAGCTCTTCGAAGACGCAATGGTGAGTTCGGCGGTGAGCAACAGCGCAATCAACTAGAGGCTGATTCGAAAGGCATGACGTATGAAAAATATCTACGTACAGGAGCAGATTTTGGAGGACCTCCTAACGTCCATAATGCTATTAAAAAAGAAGGCGGTCCAGGAGTTGGGATCGACCCGAATGATGTCGCGGAGCAGGTCGGCCTCCGGGCCGTTCAGCACTCCATGAACATCGCCGGAAAGGGTGTTGCGGAGGCTGACACGGTTGTAGGTGTGTTGAAGAACGCCCTCGCCGGTAAGGATACCCTCGGTAAAGCCGCAACACCTCTCTCGCGAGTTGCTGGTGTCACGGCAGGGACTCTGGCAAAATATGCAACCCCAATAGGTTGGACAATATCAGCAGGCCAAGGCCTATATGCAGGATTTGGAATACATTCAGCCAATAAACAAATGCGACAAGAAGAAGCTAACACTAAAAGACAAGCAAACTTTAGGCATAAATGGAATCAAAAGAAACGTGCCGCGGCTAGGGTAATGTTTAAAGGTAGGCCTGATGATTTAAGAAGGTACAATAAATATCTTGACGCAGTACAAGTTCGTACTGATATAGGTGGAATGCCAGTAGCACAAGGAGGCGCCGGTTGGTTTGGGATGGGTGAATGGCTGGTAGGAAGCGGTGGCAATTGGCCATGGCAGACTGGGAGCAGCCGAGAGCGAAATAAAGATGAACAGACTAGATTTGAAGCCGCGGAGTCATATATAAAGAGAAATAATCCAAAAATTATGGCTATGGAAGATGAACTAAGAGATTGGAAGATTTGGAATCAACGACGCAATCAAGAGAATAAGGAAAGACAAGGTGAAGCTAGAGCAATGTATGGTAAACAAGACTACAAAAGATTAGATTGGAATGCGACCCCACAAGTTAATAACTTCAATACACATATTGAAATGAGCGCTGATGTAGATCCAGCAATCATGTTTAACAAAGATTAATAATTATGCCTAATAATAATGACAGATATTTATTTGACTTTTCGCCACCTACATGTACAGACATGCAAGGTGCTAACACAAAAGGCATAACATCGATTAAGGAGCTCGGTGAGGAGACACCGACATCTCTAGCTGATAAGACCATCACACAAGTAAAAGCTAATACAATATCAGACACTATTGCAGACGTACCTATACCACCTGACGGGGCGAGTCATATGGATATAGATATACCAAAACAATTTCGATGGACAAAATCAGCTAAAGATTCAGTAGCAGTAAAAACTATACCAACTATTACATTAAGAGAATATATAGTAGCTGTTCCAGCTTTTTTTCAAAATCTTAAACTTCTTACTGAACAAATTTACGGTCCGGGTAAAAAATGGGGCGAGCAGCCTGGCAGTTATGCTAAAGGAATTATCGATTTCGCAAATCAGTTACCAAATATGTTCGCAAGACCGATAACAAATGCACTAACTGGAGCATGGGGTATGGCGGACGCCATTACCGGGGGAGCCGATCTTGCATTTGATACAACTAAATTCGACATGCCGGCATATTTAAAATCATACGAAAATATATATGGTGTTAAGAAAACTAATTTTATATATCGTATACCTTATTTAGAAGATGCATATAAGTCAATTACTAATAGTTGGGGAGCAGAAGGTAGTATTCTTGACACACCTATACAAGCATTAGCTGGATTAACAGCAGCAGTATCACCTGGTGTTGGTATCGATTTCGCAAAAACATTTCAATATGCTAATGACGGACCAAGTTATAATATTAGCTTTTATTTAGATAACACAAGATTTGATGATGTATCTGAATGGATGAAAAATTATAGATTCGTATATTTATTAACATATCAAAACTTACCTAATAGAGTAAATAAAACCGCAATAACACCTCCTGTAATATATCAATCCTCCTTACCAGGTGTCTTTAGTTATAGATGGAGTTTCTTAAGTAAAATAAATATAAACTTTATTGGAGTGAGAAGAAAAATGCCACCATTTAAAATTACAAGAAATACATCAGCAACAGAAGTAATTATTCCTGAAGGCTATGAGATACAATTGACTCTTACAAGTCTTACACCAGAGACAAAGAATTTAATGTTTGATAGTATTAATAACCCTGTCAATAGTCATGAAGAATCTCAACCACATGGAGGAGATTCTTCAGATGCTGCGTTTAGTCCATATGGAGAAGAGCCAGATATGGCAAATCCAGATTACGCACATTCAGCAGTCCAAGGAGATCAAATGAACGCTCCAAATGCTCCATACGCTACGGGAGAAGAGCCTAATTATTAATATTATGATAACAGATTTACAACTCACTCGAAATAATATAGCAGAGTTAACGTCTTTAGGAGATACTAGATATGAGAACATCTTTAAAATGGCTCGTTCAGATAAGTATTTTTTTTATAATATAATTAAAAAAATATCATTTCCTGATGATCTCAATCCACAAATATTTTTCGAAGTAAGAGTTACAGCTAATATGCCATGGACGTCGTTTTCAAGTCAAGTATACGGAAATCAGAATTTATGGTGGTTAATATGCCTTGCTAATAATATACAAAATCCAATTAATAATCCGGTTACTGGTGATAAATACACAGTTATAAAACCAACATATGTAAGTAAAATATTATCTGAAATTAACAAACAAATATAATAATGGCAAAACCAGCTCTACAAGAAATTTCGCAACAATCTACAGAACAAGGTGAGTTTCAAATTAGTTCTAACGCTACAGACTTTTTTATATCTATAAGGTTTATAAATGAAAAGGCGCAACAAAGAAACGTAAGAAAAGTAGAATTTAAAAAACTAACATTTGAATCTACTTATAAATCTCCATTTATAATTGGAAGCTTACAATTATTTTCTGATAAAATATTAATGGGCTGGGACACCGCCGAAAGTAAGTATGCAGTACCAGGGCCATCCATCAACGAGCAGAATCGTGAATATGAAAATATTGCTACAGGTGGAGAATTTATACATATAAAAATCGACCAACAGTCTGCTGCAACAAGATGTGAAAGAGAAACTTTAGTTGATAGAATATATATAACTAAAAATACGGTTCAAGGAAACGATGGAAGCCAAAAAACAGTAACATATTATTTTGCAGATATTGAATATGGAGCTTTAATGTATCAGAGACTTCCATGGAGTACTAATGATTATGTTTCCTGGGGCCCGGATCATTCAGAATGGGGTGCAGATGAGAACAACCCATATGAAGCAATCGACGTTGCAATATCAGAAGGTGTCTCTCAGTTTAGCCGCGATCAATGTGGTATAAAAGTTAGTGATGCTATAAAACATCTATTGCGAAAATTTTGTGAACGTGCCGGCAGTTACACTGAACAGGAACTGGACATTTCACCTTTTAAAGATGCTGTTATTAATGAACAAGAATGGGATGAAAGTTCTTCAAAAATAATGTATACTTTATCTCAAAACACACCCCCTATGGTAGGGTTGTTTGATTTAATGTCAAAGTATGTCTCTAAAATACATGGCGATATGGGTATTTTATTATATTATAATGGACAGTTTAGTTTAAGATCTCTTACTAATATAATTAATGATGCTATTGATCTTAATACTGGAGCAGAAAATTGGTCATCCACAAACTTTAAAAGAAAATTTGCTGGTGTTATAAAAATAGAAACAGATGATATAAGAATGCATTATAGTAAAAGAGAATCTCATTCTATATTTGCTGATCCTGCTATCCAAAATCTCATAGTTCCAGTAAATATAGAGAATGTAACTTTTCATA